CTGACGGCTTTCGTCGTTGACCATTGCGACCGCTGGCGCGACTACCGCAACACCAACTTTCTGGACGATTACCTCGAATACGAGCGTATTTTCAGGGGTGAGTGGGCGGCAGAGGATAAAACCCGCGATTCTGAGCGCTCACGCATCGTGACCCCAGCCACCCAGCAGGCGGTGGAGACCCGGCACGCGGAGATCATGGAAGCTATTTTTGGCCAGGGCGACTTTTTTGATATTGAAGACGACCTAAAAGACATTGACGGCAGCCCGTTGGATGTCGAGATGCTGAAAAAGCAGCTCATGGAAGACTTCAAGCAGGACAAAATCCGAAAATCGATCGATCAGATCGAGCTGATGGCCGAAATTTACGGCACTGGCATCGGCGAAATCGTCGTGAAGACGGAAAAAATCTTCGAGCCTGCAACGCAGCCGATTCCAGGGCAGCCCGGCCAAGCGGCCATCGGTGTGGTGGAGAAAAACCGCATCGCGGTCAAGATCATGCCCATCAACCCGAAGAATTTCTTGTTCGACCCCAACGGGACGAGCGTGGATGACTGCATGGGTGTGGCGATTGAGTCGTATGTGGGCATCCACAAGATCGTGGAAGGCATCGAAAAGGGCATCTACCGCAAGGTGGACATCACCCCGACGTATGAAGACACCGATCTGGAGCCAACTCAGGAGCTGAGTCAGTACCGCGACGAAAAAGTGCTGCTGTTGAAGTACTACGGCCTGGTGCCACGCGAGTACCTGACCGAAAAAGAAGCCGAGGTCGAAGAACTGTTCCCAGACGATTCGGCTGCCGAGGACTATTCGGACATGGTGGAGGCGATTGTCGTGATCGCCAACAACAATCTGCTGCTCAAAGCAGAAGAGAACCCCTACATGATGAAGGACCGCCCGGTCCTGACGTACCAAGACGACACTGTGCCAAACCGTTTGCTCGGTCGCGGTACGGTGGAGAAGTCTTACAACATGCAAAAGGCGATTGACGCTCAGGTCAGGTCGCACTTAGACTCGTTGGCGCTGACGACCAGCCCAATGATGGGTATGGACGCCACTCGTCTGCCGCGCGGCGCTCGCTTCGAGGTCAAGCCAGGCAAAGCGTTCATGGTCAATGGCAATCCAGCCGAGATTTTGTACCCATTCAAGTTCGGCGAGACGAGCCTGAACAACCTGAACACAGCCAAAGAGTTCGAGCGGATGCTCTTGCAAGCCACTGGCACGCTCGACAGCCAAGGCATGGTCAGCCAAGTCAGCCGAGACGGTGCGGGCATGAGCATGGCGGTGGCCACGATCATCAAGAAGTACAAGCGCACGTTGGTCAACTTCCAAGAGGACTTCCTGATCCCGTTCATCCAAAAGGCGGCGTTCCGGTACATGCAGTTCGACCCTGAGCGCTATCCAAGCGTGGATATGAAGTTCGTGCCAACGGCAACGCTGGGCATCATCGCCCGCGAGTACGAACAGCAGCAATTCATTGGCCTGTTGCAGACATTGGGGCCAAACACTCCAGTGCTGCCGTTGATCTTGAAGGGCATCTTGGGCAACTCCAGCCTGAGCAACCGCTACGAGCTGATGGCAGCGCTCGATCAGATGAGCCAGCCCGACCCACAGGCCCAGCAGATGCAAGAAGTGCAGCAGCAGTTGGCACTGCAAGCGGCTCAGGCGCAGATTGCGGTGCAGACCACACAGGCCGAGCAGAATCGGGCAGAGGCTCAAAAGCTGCTGACCGAGGCGCAACTGATGCCGCAAGAAGTGCAGGCTAAGGTGATCTCGGCAACAACGAAGAACCTACCGACAGGCAACGAGTCGGCTGAGTTCGACAAACGGGTCAAGATCGCTGAGTTGATGCTCAAAGAGGAAGACATCAAGAACAAAGGCAAGATCGTCGAGATGCAGATGGCTGACAAGGCCAATCAAAGCAAAAAAGACGAGGACTTCCTTAAAAGCATCATAGGCGACTGATGGACGCCAAGAAAATCCTGCTGTCTGGCGCATCAACCGAAGCAAAACTGGCGGCCATCGCCATTTTGCTCGGTAAAGAGCTGCCCGAAATCCGCGCAAAAGTCTATGAAGTCGAGAAGCTGCAAGGCCCACAGGGTGAGCCTGGCAAAGACGGTAAAGATGGCATTGTGGGTAGGGACGGGGCTGACGGTCGTGACGGCAAGGATGGCCGCGACGGCAAGGACGGCAAAGATGGTGAAGATGGAGACACAGGCGTCTCTATCGTAGGCGCTAAGATTGACTTCGACGGCTCCCTGATCCTGACGTTTTCTGATGGTACTGTCACCAACGTCGGTGAGGTGGTCGGTGAGCGCGGTGCTCCCGGTTTAACCGGTATTCAAGGCGCAACTGGTCCAACGGGACCGCGAGGCAATACTGGTCTGACAGGCCCAACAGGTCCCACGGGCGCTCAAGGTGCGACGGGAGCGACGGGTGCTACAGGTAGCCAAGGGCCACAAGGTGCTGTCGGCCCTACAGGCCCACAGGGTGTTCAAGGTATTCAAGGTATACAGGGCGAACAAGGTATTCAAGGCCCGACGGGTCCTGTTGGAGCTACCGGCCCTACCGGAAGCACGGGACTGACAGGAGCTACTGGCCCAACGGGTGCTACAGGTTTAGCGGGGGCCACTGGCCCAACAGGTCCGACCGGCGCTCAAGGCGCTACCGGCCCCACCGGGGCGACGGGTCTGACTGGAGCTACGGGGCCAACAGGTTCGACTGGCCCAACAGGCCCGACAGGCCCACAAGGGCAGGGCATCCAAATTAAAGGTGCAGTTGCTACTTTTGGTGACTTGCCATCATCGGGAAATACACCTGGCGACGCCTATATTGTTGAGTCCAACGGCAATCTCTACGTTTGGGACGGCTCGGCTTGGACCGATGCTGGTCAGTTAGTTGGACCGACCGGTCCAACAGGGTCTACGGGTCTGACGGGGGCTACCGGCCCAACAGGGCCAACTGGCTCTACTGGATCAACAGGTGCCACGGGCGCTATAGGCCCAACCGGGCCAACAGGTTTGACGGGTCCGACCGGCCCGCAAGGTAATATTGGGCCTACAGGCCCGCAAGGCATACAGGGTATTCAGGGCACCCAAGGTATACAAGGCCCGACCGGACCGACAGGTTCACTCGGACCAACAGGTGTTCAAGGCCCGACTGGCCCAACTGGCGCTGCTGGTGCAGGTTTGCTTAACCTTGATGGTGGTTTTCCGAACAGCGTGTACGGCGGCGTTAACCCAATAGATGCAGGTGGTGTGTAATGACAGTTCAAATTCAAATACGCAGAGGAACCGCCTCCACTTGGTCGTCGGTTAACCCGTTGCTGGCAGAGGGTGAGCTTGGTATCGAGCTGGACACCGACAAGTTCAAGATCGGCAACGGCACGGACAACTGGAATACGCTGCCCTACGCTACAGGTCCTACTGGCCCAACAGGAGCCACCGGACCAACAGGACCGACAGGAGCCGCCTCTACAGTTGCAGGCCCAACCGGACCCACGGGATTGACTGGACCGACAGGAGCCACTGGCCCGACAGGAGCTGCCTCCACCGTCGCGGGGCCAACAGGACCAACAGGGGCCACAGGCTTAACCGGGCCAACTGGATCTACAGGCCCTACGGGGCTGACGGGTGCTACCGGACCAACTGGTCCAACCGGGGCTGTTGGCCCAACAGGCCCAACAGGAGCTACAGGTTTGACCGGGGCTACCGGACCTACAGGGGCTACGGGTCTTACGGGGGCCACTGGACCAACCGGGCCTACTGGGGCCACAGGTTTAACCGGGCCAACCGGCCCCACGGGAGCTACTGGCTTAACGGGGGCTACGGGACCAACTGGCCCCACAGGAGCCACAGGCCTTACGGGGGCCACTGGTCCGACAGGTCCAACAGGTGCAACGGGCTTAACCGGACCAACAGGGCCGACAGGCTTGACCGGACCCACTGGTCCTACAGGGGACACAGGTTTGACTGGCCCGACAGGACCGACCGGACCCACTGGCCCAAGCATTACTGTTCAGGATGAAGGCTCAACGCTGACAACAGCGTTGACCAGCTTGAACTTCACTGGCGCTGGTGTTACAGCCACAAACACGGGCGGCGCTGTTACAGTTGCTGTTACTGGCGGTGGTGGCGGTACTTCATCACCCATCCCCAAATTACAATCTTGGTCAATCGGAGCAATGTAAATGGCACAGAATACAAACCCTATTTTCCCGCTAGTCCCTGTCAACTCTTGGGTAAGCGGAACAGCCGCAACTGCTGGCACTCCCGGCTTGTCGGCCAACACAACGACCGACCTAACTGCTGGAACGATCTACGGCCCGATCTTTACGGCGGATGCCACTGACGGCTCACGGCTCGACTTCATCAAGGTCAGGGCGCTTGGCACTAACGTGGCAACCGTTATCCGCATCTGGATTAACAACGGTTCAGTGACTACGACAGCCGCCAACAATGCGCTGTATCTTGAGCGCACACTATCGGCAACTACGGTATCGCAAACAGCAGAACAGCCCGACATCATCTTGCCTTTGGGTATTAGCTTGGCGGCAGGTTACCGTGTGTACGCTACGTTTGGTACAGCAGTCGCGGCAGGATTCCACCTGACTGCTATTGGTGGAGATTA